TATTATAAGGTTGAGGTTTTCCGGTTGATTCAATCTCAGGATCACTTTCTCTAGTTACCCACCATTCTGCATCTAGTCCTGCTCCGCCTCCCATATCACAAACTGTATTAACAGATACCATAAACTCATAGAACGTCTCAATAGTATCTAACACTTCTCGCGAATGTTTGTGGCTTACCTGATCTTCAACAAACATTATAGTTGTATATCTTCCATACCACTCGCCCTTAATCTAACTACATGCCCTAACATAAAGTTTTTACTTTCAAGCCCTTTCATTATGCCTAACCATTGATTTCTAAGTAAGGCTACGTCGTTGATCAATGTTTCATATTCAATAACTTCGTCTTCTCCATCCACATACTTTTCAGCATCACGTGATGTTAATGCTCGTTGATATGCTTCAAGGTACTTTTGAAAGTGCTTACGTCTAATCTTACGGAGTTGTATGTTTAGATAGTTAAGCACTGCTTCTATTTCTTGTAATTGATGGAATCGATGTTCAGTTACACCTGGCAAGTCTGCCAAGTTCTTTTCTACATATCCATAGACTGATACATCCTTTTTAGCACTTTCCAACTCGCTACGATAGTACATTATAAAGTCAGGTAAGTTTCCAATATTATCAACTACTTTGTTATACCACATTAATAGTTGTCGTCCTCATCGTCTTCGTAACCACCGTCATCAACTTCGTCGCCCCAAGTATCTAAGCCATCATCCTCTTCTTCTTCAACAACATATGCCGATAACGCTGATTTAATACTCTTATCTTGACCAAGTTCGCTTTCGGCTATTGCGTCTGCGTTATGCCCTTGGTTATCAATTAGTGCATTAACAACATCAATTGCGGCTTGTTTTTCATCGTTGAGATGATCTTTAACTGCTAGCCATACCTCAGATGCTGATATTAATGTGTCTGCCATTTATTATTTTCCTTCTACAGTTTCTTCTACTACAGGTGCCTGCTGTTCAACAGCAGTATCTTCCATAGCTTCTACGTCTTCAATACTTATCTCTTCTGCTATCTTTCCGTAGCTTGCCATAATCTTATCTAAGCAACCGTCAGTGTTAAGTTCCCATGCTTTACGGAACTGTTTAATTTCATTAGCACTGTCTGGCTCGCCATAACGTAATCTGTTACCGTCTTTTTTAAGTAATCCAGCTTTTTCAGCCATATCAACTAAACCTGAGTATGGACTCATTCCTGTTGAATAAGGAATCTTAACTTGTACACCTTCAAACGGTTTAGCGTAACGTGTTTTCATTACTTTACAACCAGCTCTAATACCTTTAACATCTGATATCTTGTTACCAGCTTCGTCTTCTTTTAGTTTAAGTTTCTTCATAGCAACTACAATACTTGATGCGTAAATAAAACCTTGTCCACCTGATATTTTATCATCTGGATCAAACATATCTTGTGATGCGTATGTGTGATTAGTTGCTACAATACCTATGTTTAACGCACCAATCATGTTAACTGTGTTTCTAACAAGTGCTGTTAGTGCCTTAGGTTTACGACCCATATCACCTTTCATATCACCTGCTTCAAACTGATTAACATCTGTTGGTGTTAATAACATACCTAACGAGTCAATAACAAACAATACTTTAGGTCTTGCTTCTTCAGGCATTTCTCTATATTCTTTTACAAATTCTGAAATAGTTTTAGCTACGTCATCAATCATTGCCATATTAAGTTTAAGTAGTTTGTCATCTGATGTATCTACACCTAATGCGTGTAACCAACTTTCATCAAGTGCGTTTTCACTATCAACTAAGATAACATATATGCCTTGTTCTTGTGCGTTTTTAACAATGTTGCCTGAACAGATATAACTCTTACCTGCTCCTGATTCGCCAGCAAACACTGTTACTTTGCCTAGTGGTATACCTTTGTTAAAGTCGCCGGATATTAAATAGTTTAATGCAAAGTTACCTGTTGATACCCAATCTGTTGGATCGTTAAATCCTAAACTCATTCCAGGAATGCTTTTAGTAATACTTTTTCTAAACTTACTTGCGTCGAATGGTTTAGCCATTGTGTTCTCCTTGCTATTTTGTTCTTATTATACTATGTAGTGTTGTTGCTGTCAACATATAAATTTATATATTGTTGCCAAAACTTTCTTCATAATCTTTGATACATTTTAAATAATTTCTACTAAAATAATGATTGTAATTATAGTTTATTGTGTCTGCTTCTAATTGATACAAGTCGTGCCACTCAGCGGGTGTAAGCTTACTAAATTTACTAATCATAGTCAGCAACTCTACTAATCGTTTAACAGGATTAGTTATTGAGTCAAAGCTATAATCAAACAGTTTAGTATACAACCTAAATCCGTAGGCTTTTTCAATGTGAGCGTGCCAATATGGTTGAGCATACGCTAAAAACAATCCACGGGTTACTATGCTATATAAGAACTTCTCAGTGATACACGGATAGTAGCTAGTAGCCATTGTTTCGCTTACAATGTGTAGGAAACTTTCAGTGAGTTTGTTTTCAAGAGTACAAACATTATTAGCGTGATCAAACCGTACGTGTCCAAAACTGTATATTTGTTGATTGAACTCATCTGTTAGATCAAAGAACTTGTTATAAAATGATGTATTCTCTACGTTATCTCTGATGTGGCCATCAACTTTACTGCCATCATGTTTGAAGTTTTTACTACAATAGTTTTTATTAAAGTATCCAAATTTGTTTAGTGCTGATGTTAGTAGCCGTCTACTAACGTGTGGTGATCCGTTAAAGCTACAAATAAAGTTTTTAAAATCTTGCTCTGGATGTTGATTATACGTTATCATCTCTTTCCAGCCTCTACCTGTAACTAAATCTTCGTTGTAACAGGAATTCATTCCATATTTGTCATTAAACTTTTGTGGAAATACATAACCTGTTTCTATAGTAGATATATTTTTTTCTTTAGCTAACTTAACAACTTCAGTTAATATTTCTGAATGTAAGTTCTCATCAAAGCCGCCAAGGTAATCCGCAATTTGTAGTTTATTATCAACAAACTTTAGATTTATTTTAAAATATTCAGCGAGTGTCATTATAGTAAAGACATCAAGGCAGTGTTGCCACTGCCTGATAATCTAATAGTCTATTTAGACGACTGTCTTGAACGAATCATAGCAAGTATATCTTCTGCTTTTGATCCTGACTCTGCTGGTGCCGCTTCAGCTGGTGCTGGAGTAGCCGCAGGTGCTGTTTCAGCTACAGGTTCTACTTTTGGAGCTTCTACTGCTGGAGCAGATGTTGCTGTCGCTGTAGGTGCCACTTGTTCAAAAGTGTCTGCTTTTGGAGCCGCTGTTGCCGGTGCTGGTGTTGATCCTGCTGGCGCTTGCATGCCATATGGTCTAAAATAAGCACCATATTTCTCTGCGTCATACGGTCTACCGTCTACTGATGCTTCAAACATTTCTTTCATAACTTTAAGTTCAACTTCGCTAGGTTTCTTAGGAAGAAAATCATTTAAGTTATATAAGCCATGTTTATCAATAGCCGCTTGTTCTACTTCTGTTAACGCAGTTTCTTTACGTGCCCAAGTTGATGTTGTGTAATCAGCATAACCACCTTTCTGTGTTTTAACAACACGGAAGTCAATACCACGCATTGGATCTGTAGGTAGTTCTTCCATCTCTGGATCCATTAATGCTGTTTTAATAATATTAAAAATCTGTGGACTCATAACAAATCTACGGATTGGATTCTCTGGTGTTTGATCATCACTCAGTGGATTTTCTCTTACAAAGCCCTGGAATAAGTATGAACGTTTCTTCCAATACTTACGACCCATTTCTTCTAATGATGAATCTTTAAACCATGTTCTAACTTCTGCTAGAATTGGACATGATTCACCCCACATTTCAATACAAGGAATTTGCACTTGTACTGCTTTGTTATCCATTTCACCTTTGATACCATTAAATGGTAAACGAATCATATTACGTTCGACCCAAAAGAATGAGTTGTTTGGATCTCCATCTGGTAAGAATCTTAAAGTAGATGTTGCTCCTTCTTGAATATTCCAATGAGGATAGATAGCGTTATCGCCACCGCCTTGTGAGTTGTTTGATGTTCTTGCTTCTGCTTGTGTAAGTTTAGCTCGAATTTCTGCTAAAGATGCCATAATGTGTTTCTCCTTAAATGTGCCATAATGTTTAGTTTTTAATGTGTATAAATCATACAACAGTTACATTATATGATACTTTATTTAGCTTTGCAATAGTTATATTGGTACATTTTACCAAAGTCGTAAAAAAAGAGTATAACTTACGTACAGTATACTCTTTTTTACAGCTCGTACTAAGTACGAACTATCTAGCCAACCTTAATATTGCTTTTAATTCATCTTCTTGTACTTTGTAAACTTTACCGTCTACTTCAAATTCTTGTTTGCCATCTTTTTTAGCTTGAGCTAACGCACCTGAGAATTCATTTCCTTCTTCAAAGTCATCTTCTTCAATGGCTTCAGTTACGCCACAGGCTTTTAAAAATCTTTCTTTGTCAAAACGTGGATTCATTTTCGCAAACTTATCACAGTATTCTTTTGCTTTAGCTTTACGATCATCCATATTTGGATTATCTTTAAGTAAGTCAGCTACCATTTGAAAGTCTTTTCTAGTAGGGCCTTCGTATACTTCCATATCTTTCTCCTCATTGGCTTCTGCGGCTAAATCGCCTGCAAACGTTTTCATTTTACCGATGTATGCTGGTGTGTTTGGATCCTGTCTTAGGCCTGGTGTTTTAACTTCGTCCCAGTCTGACTTTTTACTTTGATATTTTTTTTCAAATTCTTCGTCTGATAGTTCTGTCATATCTAAGTGTAGCTCTTTCATTTTGCCTTCGTCCATTTTCTTGTTGATACCTGGATAGTCTGGCTTTTTAGTTTTATACTTTTCTTCAAATTCTTCGTCTGTTAATTCGTCTATATCCGTCATCAGGTCTTTCATTTTGCCTTCATCAAGTTCTACATCTTCCATTGGTACGTCAGCGTCTCTTGCGTCCCACTCTGCTTCAGCATCTGCCTGGCATTCATCTCTATATTGCTCGTCTGAACACTTAGTTACATGTACTCTGTTTTGTTCGTTATCTACATCAGCATGATATGTTATTGTTTTGCCATCCTTTTCAATTTTGCCTTCAAATTCTGTAGGATCAAATCCTTCTCCTAAGTCTAGTGCAGTTGTTTCATCTGCCCATTGTTCAAATTCGTTAAGTTCTTTCATAACTGAGTTCCTCGCCTCTAATTTATTTAATACCGGAATAGCTTCTTCTATCCT